AAAATGAGTAATAACTGGGCTGAAAATCTTACAGAAGAACAGGAAAAAATAACAAAAGTATTAAGCGGTTATGTTGCAGATATGACAGATCTTTTTGAAATACTTATAAAAGGTATGACCGAAGAAGACGCTTTAATATGTAAAAAAGGTTATATAGATACAATTTTAAGATCTTTAAATATGGAGGAAAAACAATGAATATAAATATCAAATTACCAGCAGAACTGGAAGAAAAAATAACTATTGAAGCTAATAAAAAACTTGTAGAAATAATAGACGATATTTTAGCTAATGATGAAGAAATAGACACTTTAATTAAAAAGACTATTCAAGGGCAAGTAAAATCAGCAGCTTTACAGATACTTCAAGGCGTTGATTTAAGAAGCAAAATGGCTCAAAAAGTATATCCTATAATTTATAAAACTTTAGGACTGGAGGAAAAATAATGACAGTAATTGGAAAATTTTATGTATTTAATCCAGCTATGGATAAACCGAAAAAAATTTACGACACATACGAGGAAGCGTACAAGGACGCACAAGATATAGCTTATAAATACGATAGCATAAATGTATATGTACTTGAAATAGTAACAGAAATTGAGCGTACAGAGCTTGTAAAAACAGAAATTCATAATACTGCTGAAGGAAAAATTTTAGAACAGATAGACGGTAAAATACCATTTTAAGGAGGGCTTATGGAAATGTTAATAGGTGTAGGAACTTATACGGACAAATTTTATATGTTAAATCCTTTTAAACAAAGAGAAGTAGAAAAATGGCGAGAGAAGGTGAAGAAAAATGCTACTATTCGACAAGATAAAAAAGATGTCTTTAGGTCAGCTGGCAAAATTTTTAACTGAATTACATTGTCAGGAATGCGGATATATTGAAGGCGACTGGAAAAAATGTAATGCTACTGGCTGCTGGTGTCATAAAAATAATGGCTATTTATCATATAGCAAAATGCTTATAGAGGAGGTAAAAGAATAATGAACTTAAAATATATAAAAGAAAATTCAGCTTTAAGTAGCGAAGATTTACATAGCAGCTATTTATTTTACACAATGGCTCTTGATTATTGCGTAAAAAAATTAGACAAAATAGAAGAATTTGTAGAAAATTTAAGATCGCCGCACTGTAAAAATTGTAGTCAGCTTCTTAATGGTAAAGGAAAATGTACTGGCGACTGTATGGCTGATTATAAAAAAGAATTTCAGAAAATTTTAGAGGAGGAATAATGTATATAGGCGAAGTATTAGACATACAAAAAGAAAATGAAAAGCTAAAACAAGAGAATGAAATATTAAAACAACAAGTAAATGATTTTATTAGCCAATATAAACTTGCACATAATAGATATATGAAATATCAAACTAAACTTAAAAGAATAGAAGATAGAGTACAAGATATAAAGTTTGATGATGAACATAATATAGAAATTATGAACGATATTTTACAAATAATAAAGGAGGAGTAATGAAAAAATTGATGTTAGATGATGTCGGATTTTTGTTATTTTCTGAAGAAGAATTTAACGCTTTACCGAATACAAATATAAAAGAAGAAGGCGAGAACGGGGACTTTTTATATCCAGCTAAACAAATAAATCTTAATGGCGGAATGGTTTTAATAGCACCCATTAAAAATTTTAAGGAGGAAATTTAATGACTGATAAAAATATATTAGATCCTGAAATAAATTTAATTCAGGACGAGAAAAAACAAAGAATAGTAAAAACTTTAATCGGGAAGCTGCCCGATTATTTTTTTGAAATACCAGCCAGCAGCACGGGCAAATATCACCCTAAATATGCACAAGGGGAAGGAGGACTTATAAAACATACTAAAGCTGTTGTAAAGATAGCAGAAAACCTTTTAGAATTAGAAATGTTTAGCGGGCTGTCAAAGATGAAAGACGATATAATAGCTGCTTTGATATTACACGACGGATTAAAACACGGCTACGAAGGCGGCAAGTATGGGGTATCTGAACACCCTAACCTTATGGCTAATTTTATAATCAATGAATTGCAAGGAAGCGATTTTGCATATACTTTAGCTGAACTCATAGAAACGCATATGGGACAGTGGAATACAGACTATAAGACAAAAGAGGTTATTTTAAAGAAGCCTTCTAGCAAGCCGCAAGCCTTCGTACATTTATGCGACTACATAGCAAGCAGAAGGTTTATAGAAGTGGAATTATCTTAATGCCACGCAGAAAAAAGAAGGATAAAAAAGAAGCTCAAAGAATACACTTTGAAAGAAGATCGCTGCAAAGAGTAGGAATAATTTTAAACAGAAAAGAAATTATCAGAAAAATTCAGGATCAAGAACTGGAATTTATCGAAAGACAAAGTAACAGAGTAACTTTATTCAGGCTGATACACGAAGGCACAGCATATAAAGTAGTGTATGACAAAGAGCGAAAACAGATAGTAACGATATTATATGAGAATTTAGAAAAATGCGGGAAAAATTAGAACTGGAATTATTACCACCAAAAGAAAAAAAAGAAGTAACGGACGAAGAAATAGCCGAAGCGTATATTAAAATAATAAATTTATTTTTGAATGAATAAATTAAAATTTTGTGATAGACTCAAATTATGAAAAAAGCAGTAATATACGCTAGGGTTTCTTCAGGAAGACAAGAACGGGAAGGCTTCTCAATTCCCGCACAAATAGAATTTCTTACAGAATATGCAAGGCAAAATAATTTCAGTATAGAAAGTATGTTTGTAGAAGCTGAAACGGCGAAGAAAGCTGGTAGAAAACAATTTAATAAAATGTTATCCTATATTTCAGAAAATAATATAGACGCTATCCTTGCTGAAAAAACTGATAGAATATATAGGAATTTAAAAGATTATCTTACGCTTGATGAATACAAGCAGCTAGAAGTACATTTAGTAAAAGAAAATATGGTTATAAGCGATCACGCTTCATCACATATAAAATTTATGCACGGTATTAAAGTTCTTATGGCAAAAAATTATATAGATAATCTTTCTGAAGAAGTTAAGAAGGGCAAAAATAAAAAAGCTAAAGAAGGTTATTATCCGCAACAAGCACCCGTAGGCTATAAAAATGTAGAAGGATCTAACGGTAAAAGAATTATCGTACCCGATCCTGATAAAAGTTTTTATATATGTAAATTATTTGATTTATATAAGACTGGCAAATATTCAGTAGCAGAGCTGCGAAAAAAATTATACGCTGAAGGATTTAATCATAACGGCAAAGCGTATTCAAAAGCAAAATTATTATATATGCTTCACGATATTTTTTATATAGGTAAATTTATTTATAATGGCATAACCTATGAAGGCAAACACGAGCCTATAATATCACCTGAAGTATTTTATTTAGTTCAAAGTATGTTTACTGAAAGCAAGGCAAGAAAACACGATACAGAATTTTTATACACTGGTTTATTAACTTGCGGACATTGTGGCTGCCAGCTTACAGCTGAACTTAAAAAAGGCAAGTATGTATATTATCATTGTACTGGTAAAAGAGGCGGGGACTGTAAAAAAGATTATATCAGAGAAGAACAGATAGACGAAGTAATGCTAGATTTAATAAAGCGTATTCCTAATCCAGCAAGTAAAATTTTTGATATTATCCGTAACGGTATAAAAGAAACAAGAAAACTTAAAGGCGAATATGAAACACAAAGCGTAGAAGAAATAGAAAAACAAATAAAAAGATTACAAGCAAGAATAGATAATTTATATACAGATAAATTAGACGGTAAAATTTCTGAAGAATTTTGGAAAGAAAAACATACATTATGGTATGAAGAAAAAGACTCACTTATAGAAAAATTAAAGAGTATCAACAATGCGGCTAGAACTTTTGACGAAGGCACGAACTTTTTAGAAAATTTCTGCAAACACGCACCTGAAGCCTATTTAAAGGCATGCCCGAAGACAAAACAACAAATACTAAAAATTATAGGTTCGAACTTTACCTATAAAGACAAAAAAGTAAGCGTAGAGCTTACTTCAGTCTTTGATTTGTTGTTAAATAATCCATTTTTTAATAATGGCGGGATTAACAAACCGAAGTTAGAACCCAAATTTATTTATAAATTAAAGACAGTTTTAAGTCAAGAATTTATTTCTAAATTAAAAAGTTTTGATTTTGCAGCATAAAAAAACACTCACCCCGAAGGGCAAGTGTTGGATTATGAAAAGAATTAGTATGAAAAAGATTACACAGCAATATATCTATGGTTTTTATCTCTTATTAAAGTTTGCTTTCTATTTTTATCTTTTACAAAGCTGATATGTACGCAGTTATTGTCTTGTTCCCATATAAGCTGATCGTATTCTACGCCTGAATTTTTACAGAAAATAAATAGCTGCTGCTGCGTCATACCTCTTACTGATATATCAGCGGCTTGCCCTTTTAAGTGTTGAGAAGTGCTAGAACTTCCTTTTAACTTGCTATTTACTTCTTTATTTCTATATCCACATTCAATAGTTATAGGCTTGTTTAATTTCTCACGCAGCGGCTGCAAAACATAAAAAATTAACTCAAGTAAATAATCTAAAGAATTTATATCAGGCATATTATTTATGTTATATCTTACGGCTGTATCAGAATGTATCAGCTCGCTTATTTTAAATTTAAGATCCATAATTTACCCCACTTTGTCTTCAAGGTCATCTATGCGGTGATTTATTACTTTTATCTGTTCTTCTTTTACTTCGTCGTTTTTTTCTAGTTTGTATGTTCTTTCAATAGCGTTATTATGTTTATCTACCTTGTTTGACAGTTCGCTTATTTTGAAGTTTGTAAGTTCTTTGTAACCTTCTAACTTCCCCAAGTAGATTCCAACGCATACAAATTGTGTTACAAGTCCAATAGCAGCTAAAGCTAAAGACAGTATTATTCCTATATCTTCAAAAGTCATATCTTCCACTGCCCCCTATTTACTGTCATTTGGAATACATCAACAGCCCAAGCCATAACATTAGTCTTTGTAACTCTTACATTATAGTTTTTAAGCAGCTGTCTGAAGATCAATGAAGTTAGCCTACGATATTCAGCTACTGTCATTTCTTCTTTTATGACTTCTTTATAAATATGTGTTTTATACTCCAATAAAAAGTCGTGTACCATAGAAGGTGCTAAAAATTGTAATTCTTGTTTTGAACCTACTAAAATTTCACATACAGCGGGTATATCTGCCCCGTTCCATACATAATTTTTACGGATCTTAAAAGAGAATTTACGCTTATCAGTCCATACGATACATATAACATCTTCATCAAGTTTAAACGGGAATTGTATTTTATCTTCCCATAAGGTAACTAATTTACCTTCTTTATTAGTTATGATAGTTTCTTTATCAACCGTATCAGGTATTCTATTTCTTACTATACCGTCCAGCGATTTATTAAAGGCAACTTTCAAAACTTTTTCTTTTTGCCAATAAAATTTCATATTTTAAACCTCACCCTAATTTCAAAACCTGTTACTTGTCTATTTCTGATTATCGGTACGATCATAAGGTGTCTTACCATTAACCTGAATGACGATACAAAACCAGTTATTTTTTACATCTTGATTTTGTTTAGATTTTTCATCTACTGGCTGTTTTTGAATAGCTATTACAGCTTTGTTGTTTTCTAAAATTACATCTTGATTCGCTTGTAATTCTTCTGCATAACAACTATGAATAGCAACAAAAGCTATAAACACAGCTATAATACCTTTCTTAACCGCATTTAATTTTAAGCCTTTGAAAACTACTGGCGGTTTTTTTGTTCCTTCTGTTTTTGCAAATTTTTTGAATAAATTTACTGCTTGTACTTTCATTTTATACCTCCTTTTTAGTAATAATCCTTTTAAAAAAACAAGCTGCATATACAAGCGGCTTTCACCTTTACACAGCCTATTTTTTATTGAAGAAGTGCCACGCCCGAATTTGCTTTATGTACACTAGCCCTAAAGCAATACCCAACCACCCAGCCATATTTCTTCTACTTTCCTTTACCTTTTTTGCCTCTGCAACCCATTTTTATTCCTCCTTATAGTCCTTGTTGTGCTAACAGTTCTTGCTGATAGCGTTTTTGTGCATATTTTGTCGTGAACTCAATATAGTAAGTAGTCCATTCAGCTTTAGTCATTGGCTCTGCTGAATATTGGTGCTGTACTAACCATTCTTCAGTACATTGTTCTTCGTCTGAAAAATCAGGCGTAGGGTAAAATAAAATCATTGTTGCTATGTCTTGTGTAAGACTTCCTAAAGCATTTACCATATTATTGATAGTATCTATGCTTTGTTGAGCATTCGCATATCCTTTAGGCTCAAGTCTGTAATTTCCTAAAGAAGTTGATAAAAATTTATTTTCAAAATCTTTTTTGTTTGCAGCTGTAAGCCTTGTAATAAATTCAGGATCTTCTACGATAGCGTCATTTTCTAAATAGTATCTGTCTTCGTGCTTCATATAGTTGTAATACACTTCTTGAGATACAGCGTAACTCTTGATAGTTTCTGAAGTAATATCAAAATTACCGCAATTAACTATTTTACCTTTTTCAGTGTTTAAGTAAAAACCCATTTTCTTTTCCTCCTTATTCTAAATAAAATGCGTCGCCTTGTTTTTTAAGTACAGCTTTTATAGGGAAGCTGGACTTATCAATTTCAGAAAGCTGTTTGCGTATTGTTGAACTACTTGTAAAAGCTACTAATATCTTTCCTTCTTCGTCGTCTTCTAGCGTAAATTGCAGCTTTGCTGTTGGTCTGTTATCTACGCTAATTTCTTTCCACGCAAGAATAACTATGCTTTTGTCAAATAATCCTAGTATGCTTACTTTCTTTCCAGTTATAGGTAATTCAGGTACAGCCCCGATTTTCTTAAATTCTGTAACCGTCAAATTTGCTATTGTTTTATTCATTTCTAACTTCCTTATGAGATTATATGTGTAACAATGTTCAGCATATCCTTTATATGAATTGATAGTGCTTAATTTTTCCGATAAGGATCTATGATCTTTTCCTGAATTTATTTTGCGTAAAGCCCTTTTAAATTTTGTTGCCGTTCTTTTTCGCAAAATTGTATAGCCTTTAAAATGTCTATATCCTAAAAAGTCTATTCCTTGCTTTATTCTGAATACTTCGCTATAACTTAATTCTTGCTGAAGCTCTGTATTTATAAAGTTTTCTACTTTGTCTTGAATAATAAAAAGTTCTTCTTTTGTCTTGCCAAAAAATACGCAGTCGTCGCAATATCTGCAATAATGCTTCACTTTTAATTCGTGTTTTACAAATTTGTCTAATTTGTTTAAATATATATTTCCAAAAAGCTGGCTGCATAAATTACCTATCGGACAGTTTTTACCACCTTCAATAGAAAAAACTATATCTTTTAACATCAATAAAATTTTTTTATCTTTTATAACTTTGCAAATTTCATCATATAAAATCTGCTGATCCATTGTCGGGTAAAATTTTCTTACATCTGTTTTTAAGCACCAGTCATATTTTTTAATATGTTT